CAACTGTTGTTAAAAGTTTGTGCGATCAGTTCAATAAAGCATTCTGTCTTGTTGAGATTAATGATATTGGAGGACAAGTAGCCGATATTCTTCATGCTGATTTAGAATATGAAAATGTGTTGATGTGTTCCACAAGGGGAAGGAAAGGGCAAACCATCAGTGGCGGGTTCGGGGGAGGATCCGCACAGATGGGAGTGAGAACGACACAGGTCGTGAAAAAACTCGGATGTTCAGTTTTGAAGAGTTTGATAGAAGAAGATAAATTAATTGTCGAAGACATGGAAACCGTAGGGGAATTAATTACTTTCATAGCAAAGAAGCAGTCGTTCGAAGCTGATGATGGACACAATGATGATTTAGTTATGTGTCTCGTTCTATTCTCATGGTTGAGTAGACAAGACTACTTTAAAGATTTGACTAACGTGGATACTAGAACAGCCATTTATGAAGATGAAATTGCTAGATTGGAAGATGAAATGACCCCTTTTGGTTTTGTTATAAATAGTGATGATGAAATTGAGACTTTTTGGGATGGTGAATCTAGATGGTATGAAAGTGATTTGTGGAAAGAATGAAAAAATCAAAAACTATAAATATCATAGAAAAAAAGATATATTTCCATATGAAATGATCGTTCTACAAGGAGAATCCAAATGCCATTTAGTGTTAGCCCTAGTGTTACCGTAACAGAAGTAGATCAAAGTTCAATAATCCCACAAGTAGCAACCACCGTTGGTGCATTTGTTGGTAGATTTGACGCGGGTCCAGTCGATGAGATCGTTGAGATTTCAAGTGAGCAAGAATTATTTGCTACATTTGGTTCACCAAACGCAGGTGAAAGAGGAACAGACTGGTGGGTTTGTGCAAACTTTTTAAATTATAGCGATAAATTAAAGGTTGTTAGAGTTGATGAAAATGACGGAACATCTGACGAGTATACCGCAATAGGATATGCTGGATCTACAGCAGCAGTTCCCGGTGGTGTTTGTGCTTCTGACGGGGCATCAATCTATGGTGGTCAAACTCTAGACGGATCTATAAATGCAAGAGTTGAGTTTAAAGAGCCAGGTCCAGTCGGAAATTCTCTAAGACTTGTAGTTTGGGCAGGAGGATCCGGAAGCGTTGATCCTACAGCCACTAGAGCAGCAGGACATGGTGGTCATAATGAAGGTATAGAGTTCTATCTAAATGATAGAAACTTGTTTAGTTACGCACCAACCACAACCGAAAAGGTATTTGAATCATACTCTGCTGGAATCTTAGCTGGTGGCGACTCCACTGGAAACACAGCGGACGAAGTTCACATTGCACTTATTGATCATAAAGGTTTAGTCAATTACGATCAAGGATTCACCGGAACTGTTCTTGAAAAATGGGAAGGTTTATCACAGTGGAGAGGTGTTCAGGACAATACTGGAAAGAATCTTTACTATAAAGATGTAATTAATGCAGAGTCACAATACATCAAGATTGAAGAAGATGTTCATAGAAGTATTTTCTCAGGACATACTGCTGGAAGTATTGGAGCCGCGACTGGAGGAGATCCTCTCTGGAGTCCAACATCAACCGCTGTTCCTTACTATCATGGTCACATTCGAAACGTCGGATTCTCTGGACCTCCTTGGAGCAGAAACGCATCATTCTTTGGTGCCGTCGGAGCAGCAGGACTCACTTGGCCATACGAAGGCAGTGGATCTGATTCCTCTTCCAGTGGAACAAATCCACACACCGCAGCGATCAATAGGGCTTACGAGGATCACTTCTCAGACGCAGATGAAGTTGACATTGATCTTCTGATCGGTGGTGCAGCGGAGTCGGTAATTTCTGGAAAACTGGTAGACATAGCAGAATCAAGAAAAGATTGTGTTGCATTCATCTCTCCACCTGCATCTCCAGCAGGAACAGAGTATAACGATGTTGTGTATCAGACTGAGTTGAAAGGTTACTCTGGTTCGGATAACATCATCAACTACAGAAATAGCAATAATCTAAATTCTTCTTACGCTGTAATGGACAGTGGTTGGAAGTATCAGTTTGATTCATACAATGGAATATTCAGATGGCTTCCATTGAATGCCGACACTGCTGGACTGTGTGCTAGAACTGAAAATGAAGTCGCACCTTGGTACTCTCCTGCCGGTTTAAATCGAGGAAGAGTCCAAGGAGTAGTTAAATTAGCAATCAATCCATCAAAGGCGGATAGAGACAAGTTGTATCAATCAGGTATCAATCCTGTAGTTTCTTTCCCCGGAGAAGGAGCAGTGTTGTTTGGAGATAAAACACTCCAAAGAAGACCTAGTGCTTTGGATAGAATTAATGTAAGAAGACTTATGATCTTCTTGGAAAAAGCAATTTCAACCGCTGCTAAATTCCAACTCTTTGAATTCAATGACACATTCTCACGAAGAGCATTTGTTTCAACAATTACTCCGTTCTTGAGAAGAGTTCAAGCTCAAAGAGGAATTACAGATTTCCGTGTGGTGTGTGACGAAACTAACAATACAGATGACATTGTTAGTGGAAACAAGTTTGTTGCAGACATATTCATCAAGCCTGCAATATCCACAAACTTTATTAATCTGAACTTTGTTGCTCTTCGACAAGATGCAGTATTTACGGAAACAACATCTTGATATGAGTATAAATACTAATAATAGTCTAAGGAGAAAACAATGGCAGACATAGGGGAATTTGCAAATCGATTTGGAAGCGGAATGAGACCGACTCTTTTTAGAGTTGACGGTGCTATTCGTGGATCAGATACATTTTCTGGTGATAAACATTTTTTCATAAAATCAGCACAGTTACCTGCTTCTAGTATAGGAACAATCGAAGTTCCATATAAAGGAAGAAAGATTAAAAGACCTGGCGACAGAACTTTTGCGGAATGGTCTTTGACTATTCTTCAGGATAGTGAAGGTGCTATGAGAGCAGATTTTGTCAACTGGATGGCAGGCATCAGCGGTCATTTTAATACTGGAAACTTAGCTAGTCCGGAAGAGTATGGGGCAGAGTGGACAATTACTCCACAGGCACAAGATGGTTCTCCAATACAAACAATTACTTTGGTAAATTGTTTCCCAACTGATGTTGGAGCAGTAGATTTTAGTTATGAAACTACGGATAGCATTTCAGAGTTTACAGTTACAATGCAATATGACTATTGGTACGGCGGCGGCGCCGGAGAAAATGGATAGTGAAAATTAACTTAAAGGTTTAGATTATGCCCTTAGATCTCTTTGGCTTTACGATTGGAAGAAGGGGAAAGGAATCCCCTCAACCAACCACATTTGAGTCTGAGAACAACAAGAACATAACTTCTTTTGTTGCTCCAGATGATTATGATGGTTCTATGACTATTGAAGCAGGCGGTGTTTTTGGAACATACATCGATTTTGCTGGAAGTATAAAAAATGATAATGATTATGTTAGAAGATTCAGATCAATGGCATTGTTTCCTGAAGTTGATATGGCAATAACAGACATTTCTAATGATGCTATTGTCTTGGATGAGGATAAGAAACCCATTCAAGTAGAACTCAGTGAAACTAATCTATCAGATAATATTAAAAGAAAGGTAGAGGATGAATTTAAAAACATTCTTTATCTTTTGAACTTTAATAATAAAGGATATGAAATTTTCCGTAGATGGTATATTGATAGTAAATTGTATTATCACATTATCATAGATGAAGATAATCCTAAAAAGGGCATAAAAGAATTAAGACCTATCGATCCCATCAAAATAAACAAAGTAAGAACTGTAAATAAAGAAACGATTAAGAAAAATGATGTTGCGGTTCCTATGGTGACGGGGGTTGAAGAGTTTTTCCTTTATGTTGAAACAGATAAAACATCATTATATCAAACTGGCACACAAGGTTTGAAAATTTCACCAGACTCGATTTGTTATGTTCACTCAGGACAAGTTGATACTGGCACTAAAAAGGTAATAGGTTACTTGCAAAAAGCAATTAGACCTATGAACATGCTTCGTCAAATTGAAGACGCTGTTGTAATCTATAGAATTTCAAGAGCGCCAGAACGAAGAATTTTTTACATTGATGTTGGTAATCTTCCAAAGCAAAAAGCAGAGCAGTATCTAAAGGGCATCATGAATCGGTATCGCAACAAGATTACATATAACGAATCTACTGGCGAAATTGAAGATGATAGACGACATATGAGTATCCTTGAGGATTACTGGTTGCCTAGACGAGAAGGTGGCAGAGGGACTGAAATTTCAACTCTTGATGGTGGACAGAATCTAGGAGAAATGGAAGATGTTCTTTATCTACAAAAGAAATTATATCGTTCACTGAATGTTCCTCCTTCAAGATTAGAAGCAGAAAACGGCTTCAACATGGGAAGATCTGCTGAGATTACCAGAGACGAAGTTAAATTTTCAAAGTTCATAGACAGACTGCGAATGCGTTTTTCTGAATTATTTTTAACACTGCTTCGTTCTCAATTAATATTGAAAGGCATAATCAGACAAGAGGATTGGGAAAAGATATATCAGGATATAAGTTTTAAGTTTAAAACTGATTCTTATTTCCAAGAGCTTAAAGAAAATGAAATTCTAAAAGAACGTACAGAAATGTTAAGAGATTTAGACGATTATGTTGGAAAGTATTATTCAACTGAATACATTCGCAAGAAAGTTCTGAATCAAACTGACGAAGAAATTTACGAAATTGATCAGCAAATTCAAGCAGAAAAGGAAAATGAACCATCTGATTCTGAAGAAGTTGAAGGGGAAGAAGGAGATTTTGAATGAATAAAAATCTAAAAGATATGATAAGTGCTTCTTTAAATGATGACATGGACGCGTTTAAGGCATCATTTGAGACAGAGGTTAATGACAGAATCTCTTCTAAAATTGCTCAAAAACATGTTGAGGTTTCACAAACCATAATGCAATCTGATGTTGAAGAAGCGTTTTCTAAAAAAGCTAAATCGAATAAGTACAGTTTCAAGAACAGTGCAGACGCTAAAAAGTTTGTAAAGTCTGTTCTTAAAACGGGTGCAAAGAAAACAAATGTTAAAGTATCAGGAAATAATGTAGTGGTAAAGGATCTTGATGATGGAGACATGGGTGAACTGATCTATTTTATGGCTAAAGATATGAACTCTATTGGTGAATCTTCGGCTCTAGAAAATAAGAAAAGCATAAATAATTTACTAGAGCAATTAGATCCTGAGACTAAAAATATTTTAGTTAATGGTATAGCAAACGATGAATTAGCATACACAGAAATCCTAGAGTTAGCAAAGGAATTAACAGATGACATTAACTGAACAGATCATAAAACTTGTCAATGAAGACAAGTTATCTAAAGCCATGGAATTAACAGAAACAGTTCTTTACTCTAAAATCTCAGACATCATGTCAGAGAAGTATGAGGAAGTTGCTCCCAGTTTATTTGGAGAAGCAAAGAAAGCAAAAGTCACCGACAAAGATGACGATGGTGAAGGAATGGATCCTGTAGGCCATGGAGACGATGACATTGATAATGATGGCGATTCAGATGAGACTGATGATTACCTAAAGAACAGAAGAAAGGTAATCAAAAAGGCAATTAAAAAAGAAGAAGTTGAACTGGGTGAATTTGTCCAACAATGGGATTATGATAATAGTGGACAAAAAGTTGGTTACACCAATAAAGAATTAGACCGTGATCAGGTTTCCAAATTAAGAAAGAAATACCCACAAGGTAGTGTTGAAAAAGATAACGACGGCAACCATGTTGTATATACAGGTCAATATAGAGGTGGTAAATCAGAATGAAGCTAATCACAGAAATGACAGAAGATATTCAACTTCTTGCTGAAGTAAATGAAGAGACTGGTGAAAAGAATTATTTCATCGAGGGCATTTTCATGCAAGCTGCTCAAAAGAATCGAAATAATAGAGTATATCCGCCCGAAACTCTAATGAACGAAGTTAAAAGATATACTAAAGAGTATGTTAACAAGAATCGAGCAATGGGAGAACTAAATCACCCACAAGGCCCCACAGTAAATCTCGACCGTGTGTCTCATATTATCAAAGAACTTCGTGCAGATGGAAATGATATCTATGGTAAAGCAAAGATAATGGACACTCCTATGGGCAAGATTGCAAAAAATCTTATCGATGAGGGTGCTAAACTTGGCGTATCCTCCCGTGGAATGGGTTCACTTAAAGAGGTGAAGGGAGTCAATGAAGTGCAGAAGGACTTCATGTTAGCGGCTGTTGACATTGTTGCTGATCCATCAGCGCCAAATGCTTTCGTGAACGGAATCATGGAGGGTGCAGAATGGGTTTGGGATAATGGAATATTAAAACAACAAGCCATAGAAGAGTACAAAGAAGAAATTGAGAAGACTTCTAAGAGAGATTTAGAAGAAAAGGCTTTAAAGTTGTTTACTAACTTTATGTCAAAATTTTGAAAAGTATAAATAAGTTCAGATATATATCGTCTACAAGGAGAATCTAACATGGAATATTTGGATCCAATCGAAACAGCAAGAGCGATTCTTGCAGGAGAACTTCATGAAAATTTAGATCCCGAAGAGGATCTAGAGGATACAGCCATTGATGCTGATGTTGAAGTCGAGGAAGATAGTGTCGAAGAGGCATATCATTCTAAAGGCAAAATGAAAGAAATGTATGGTAAGAAGAAGCTCGCTGCTCAGAAAGACCACGACGAGGACGACGACGAGGACGAAGATGAAGATGAAGTCGAAGAAGCCGTAGTTGATCCGAAAAGCGAAGAGGATGCCGATCTTTATCAGGATGCAGAAGGTAAGCACGCTAAAGTAGCTAAACCTGTAGGTAATAAGTCTGGTGCAAATAAAGGTAGCGTTAAACCTAAGGCTTCTGCTGCGAAGGGTAAAGTTGAAACTCCAACTGCAACTAAAGAAGAGATCGATCACCACATGACAACTCTCTTTGATGGTGAAGAGTTGAGCGAAGAGTTTATGAATAAAGCATCAACTATCTTTGAAGCAGTTATTAATGAAAAGATTTCTGAAGTAGAAGTGTCTTTACTTGAACAATATAACGACGTAATCGAAGAGCATACTCAGGAAGTTACAAAAGAACTTGCAGAGAAACTTGATAATTACCTTTCATACGTTGTTGAGATGTGGGTAGAGGAAAATGAAATTGCTATTGAAACTGGCATTCGTGCTGACGTTGCAGAGCAGTTCATGACCGGTCTCAAAGAACTCTTTGACAATTCATATGTTTCTGTTCCAGATGACAAGAATGATCTTGTTGAGCATCTTGCAGAGGCAGTTGTTGATCTTCAGGATAAATTAGAAAACGAGATTGCTAGAAATATTGATCTTCGTTCGAACGTAATGGAAAGCCGTTGCGAAACTATTCTTTCTGAGGTTTGCGAAGGACTCGTTGATATTGAAAGCGATAAACTTCGTTCATTAGCAGAAGGAATTGAATTTGAAACTGAGGAACAGTATCGTGAAAAACTCGACATCTTAAAGGAGAGTTATTTTAACGGTGATACTGTTTATAACGAGGATGACGTTTCATCCTCTGATAATCAAATTGTTGAGAATTCACACATGCAAAATTACATGTCAGCACTCAGCAAATCAGCAAAAATCAGTAGACAGAATAAATTAGACTGAAATTTAAGTTTTTATAGATATAGGAAAATAGTTACTTACTAACAAGGAGAACGAAATGGACTTTAACGGAACTACACCCTATGATCAGTTGGTGGAAAAGTGGTCACCAATTTTAGATCACAACGAAATGCCATCTATTGATGATGGTTATCGTAAGAAATGTACTGCTGCACTTCTTGAAAATCAGGAAAAAGCATTAGCAGAACAATCACTCAATGAAACTCCCCTGAATGCTGCTGGTGGAGGCCTTAAAGGCGTTAACGGCGAGCAGCGTCCGATGGGTGGTTACGATCCAATTCTTATTAGTCTTGTACGTCGTGCAATGCCTAACTTAATGGCATACGATGTTGCAGGTGTTCAGCCAATGAACGCTCCAACAGGACTCATCTTTGCCCTCAAGGCACAGTTTGGTTCGAACTACAATCAGACTTCAACTGATCGTAACAACGAAGCATTATTCAACGAAGCAGCAAACCACGGTGGTACTTATGGTTTGACCGCTCACGGTGCATCCGGTGGTGCAGCAGATCTTGGTAGCACCTTCTCTAACTGGGACCCTCTCTTGGGTTACACCGCTGCTGATATTGGAATCGGTCGTGGTATGACTAGAAGTGAAGCTGAAGGCCTTGGTGGTCAGCACGCATTCGCACAGATGGCATTCAGCATTGAGCGTACATCTGTTACTGCGAAGACTCGCGCCCTCAAAGCAGAGTACACTACTGAGCTTGCTCAGGACCTCAAAGCAGTCCACGGTCTCGATGCAGAGAGCGAACTTGCTAACATTCTTAGCACAGAAATTCTTGCTGAAATTAACCGTGAAGTTATGCGTACCATTTATGGTGTCTCTAAACTTGGCGCACAGCACGCTGATCTGACTAAGACATACAACTCCAATGGTGGTATCTATGATGTCACTAGTGACTCTGACGGACGTTGGAGTGCAGAGCGTTGGAGAGGACTCATGTTCCAGATCGAACGTGAAGCAAATACTATCGCCAAAGAAACTCGTAGAGGAAAGGGTAACTTCGTAATCTGCGACAGTGACACCGCTTCTGCTCTTGCGATGGGTGGTTTCCTTAACATCTCACCAGCACTTAATGTTGGATTGAATGTTGATGATACTGGTAACACCTTCGCTGGTATTCTAAACGGTAAGTATAAGGTTTACATTGATCCTTATGTACCAACAACTGGTGGTTTCATCGGTGGTAGCCCGACTCTCGGTGCCGAGGGTACGCCTGGTTCTGTTGGACACAACTTCGCTTGTGTTGGATACAGAGGAACTAATCCTTATGATGCTGGACTCTTCTACTGCCCATACGTTCCACTCCAGATGGTTCGTGCGGTTGGTGAGAATACCTTCCAGCCTAAGATTGGATTCAAGACTCGCTACGGCTTAGTCAGCAATCCATTCGTGACTACAACTGGTGCCTTGAACGGTACTCCAGATGGTGAAACTCTGACACTTAGAGTGAACCAGTATTATAGAATCTTCCGTATCATCAATCTTCATGGACAGGGTTCCTGATAACTGATTCGTAGGTTCGGATATCGTTACTCCGATATAGGGGGAGTCCTTTGGGACTCCCCCTTTTCTTTTATATAAATAGTATGGAGGACGAATTATGAAACCAACGCCTGGAACAACATATGCTCAGGAACAAGTAGCAATAGATGTTCAGTATCAAGCAGCGAATTTAAAGCAGCCTGATACTGACAATTACTTGATGAATAATTCTTTTAAGTTTTCTCTAGAGAGAATTCCTCATGTAAGTTACTTCTGTCAGAGAGCAAACATACCTAATTTTGCATTCAATATCATAGAGCAACCAACGCCATTTGGTACTAAGGTTTATAAATCTGGAACATCATATGACTATAGTGAATTAGAAATTGCTTTTATAGTTGATGAGAAAATGAAAAACTGGCTAGAAATATACAACTGGATGAGATCGTTATCTAACGCAGAAAATGATGAGGGGTATATTCCATTCCATGAACACACATCCACGGCAGAAATAATAGTTTTAAGTAGTGCTTATCAGCCAATTCATGCGGTTACTTTTAAAGATGTTTTCCCCACAAATTTAAGCGGAATAGATTTTGACTCTACGACTACCGAAACAGAACCAATAATAGCAACTGCAACATTTAGATATACATCATACTCGATACATGATATAAAAGTATTCGATTGACTTTGTGGTAATTGGTGGTAAAATAAGCCTTAAAGTATAGGAGTATTTTATGCGTTTTGATGATATTAAAAGAATGATAGAAGATGATATTGTTATTGATCCAACTGAATTGGACAAAGAGGCTCTCAAAACTCCACAGCTACACGGCAAATATCTAAACATTTTAACAGACGAAAAACTTTCACTATCAAAGTATCGTAGTGACTATAAGAGATTAAAGAGAAATAAATGGCTCTACTACACAGGTAAACTAAGTGAAGAGGAACTGAGAGATTTGAATTGGGAACCTTTTGGACTGTCGATACTCAAAAGCGACATTGATAAATTTTTAGATTCGGATGAAGAATTAATAAAGATCAAAGATAAGATCGTTTTCATAGAGGAAAAAGTTAACTATCTCGAAAGCACTATAAAAATGATTTCAAATCGACAGTGGTTGATACGAGAAGCAATCGATTGGGTAAAGTTCACGCATGGCACATGATACGTTAAACATAAAACCTTATGATGATGTCTATCTAAAAATAGACTGTGAAAGAGGAGTAGCCAAAGAACTCTCCGATTTTTTCACATTTAAGGTTCCTAATTATCAATACACTCCAGCATACAAGAATAAAGCATGGGATGGACAGATAAGATTATATAACATCTATAAACAAACAATCTATAAAGGTTTGTTGGATTATGTTGTTCAGTTTGCTGAAGATAGAAATTACAATATAACTTCCTCTTTGGACGATGAAATAGTCAATTACAAAAGAGATAATATAATCTCTTATCTAGATTCACATTTAAATCTTCCATATACGGCATATGATCATCAAGTAGATGCAATCGAATATGCATTAAATAGTAACAGAGGATTGCTTTTATCCCCGACTGGTTCGGGTAAATCGTTGATAATATATTCTCTTATGCGGTTCTATCTAGACAAGATAAATCCAGATAAGAAAATATTAATCATCGTTCCTACCACCGGATTGGTGTCCCAGATGACGAGTGATTTCAAAGACTATTCTAAAAAATCAAAATGGAATGTGAATAAAAATTGTCACTCAATTTTTTCTGGACAGGATAAGAACACAGATAAGAGAGTGGTAATATCTACGTGGCAAAGTATTCATAATATGAAACAAGACTACTTTGATCAATACGAAGCTGTGTTTGGAGATGAGTGTCATCTGTTTAAAGCGAAGTCTCTTACAAAGATCATGACAAAATTAGTAAACTGTCCATACCGTTTTGGAACAACTGGAACCTTAGATGATTCTCAGACTCATAAGCTAGTCATTGAAGGGCTTTTTGGTAGAGTGTTTAAGGTAACGACTACAAAGCAGTTGATGGAAGAAAATCTACTATCAGAACTGAAGATTGATTGTATCACTCTGTCATATCCAGATGAACAAATTCAAGAGATAAAACGTGCTAAGTATATAGAGGAAATAAAATGGCTAATAGGAAATGAAAGTAGAAATCAATTCCTCAAAAACTTAGTCAAAAATGTTAAGGGAAATACTCTGCTTCTTTTCAATTATGTGAAGGAACATGGTGTTCCCCTATATGAAGAAATTCAAAAAGAATGTAAAGATAAACCTGTATTTATGATTCATGGGGGAACTAGTGTAGATCAGAGGGAAGAGATACGAAATATCGTTGATAAAGAGGAAAACGCTATTCTTGTTGCATCTTATGGTACATGTTCAACAGGGATCAATATTAAGAACATACATAACATAGTTTTTGCTTCGCCCTCTAGATCTGTCATTCGTGTCCTACAGTCCATAGGACGCGGCCTAAGGACTTCAAAGACTAAAAATTCTGTTAAACTATATGATATCAGTGACGATTTAAGATTCAAAAAATACGTCAATCATACATACAAACATTTGCATGAGAGACTTAAGATATATAGTAGAGAGAGATTCAATTTTAAAAGAATCTCAATAGACTTGTAGGAGGTAGTAGATGGCAGACAAATACAAAATCTTAAAGTTGAAAAGTGGGGAAGAATTGATCGCTCGTATTGTAGGTTCCACAAAGGAAAAAATGACTCTTGAAAGACCAATGGTATTCAAAACCAGTTTTCAGTTGGACGGACTCGGAAGAAAAAGAGAGTTGACATTTTTAAGAGATTGGCTGCAAAATACAACAGACATAAGAGTTCAAATACCTAGAGATCATATCGCTACATTTTTACATCCTAGTAGTGAAGTATTAAAGCTGTATCATTTAGAAAGAGAAAAAGATGATATAGGTTCATTGAAAGATATTCCACAGGATGAAAGCGTGGATCAAAACGTAACAGACGCAACTTTAAAAAATTTATTCGATGACTTGAAGGAATTGGAGAAGCCTTCTGTTATGGATATGATCGATGACATCATTAAGAATGGTGGCGGTCCCATGTCACCAGAAAACAAAAATGCAAATTCCGATCAAACTCTCAAAGATCTAATTGAAAGTTTAGATGATCATAAAGATGGTTTTGATCCTATGATGGATGATTTTCCCACACAAGAATTTATAGTTATGAATATGATGTTTCCGCCAAAATTGTTGCAAGATCTAATAGACAAAGGTATAATAGATGGTGGTGAGTTAGGAAACATAATGTCTAGTTTTGATGATGAAGAAAATGATCTACATCCAGAAGGATTGAGCGATGATTATACAGGTGATGAAGAAGACCGAGAAGATTTTGGTAATAAGTGGTCTGATTGGTCATCTGATATTAATGATTACTTTAAAGAATAATATCTCTTCAATCCTTGACAAAGGCGATTTTAATCGTACAATGAAAACTGTCAAGAAAAAAACATAAGGTTGAAGAAGAATGAGTAAAAAGAAAAACTCCAATCATTACATAGACAACAAAGAGTTTTATCAAGCGATGATTGGTTGGAAAAAAACTATAAAAGAAGCAGAAGAGGTAGGTGAACCAACTCCTCCTGTAACTGATTACATTGGTAAATGTTTTATGGATATAGCAGAACATTTAGCCTACAGACCCAATTTTATGAACTATCCATATAAAGATGAGATGATAGGTGACGGAATAGAAAATTGTATTTTATACGCTCACAATTTTGATCCAGAAAAATCAAAAAATCCTTTTTCATATTTCACACAGATCATATACTATGCATTCTTGAGAAGAATTGAGAAAGAGAAAAAACATTCTTATACCAAGTACAAGCTACTAGAAATGAATGATGTTAATGGGTTATATTCAAAATATTTTAAAGAAAACTATTTTGGAAAAGAGAGCGAAGATAAGTCAATGAAAGATGTTTTTAATCTCACAGAAAAAGACATAGAGAAGTTTACTCCAAAAAAGAAAAAGAAGAGAAAAAAGAAATCATCTCTTGATGATGTTATGAAAGATGATGCAAATGAAGATAGCACTGATAAATGATACTCACTTTGGCGCTAGAGGCGATTCGCAGTTATTCTTAGATTACTTCATGAAATTTTTCGATGATGTATTCTTTCCATATCTAAAAGAAAACAATATCAAAACTATTATCCATGCCGGCGATCTAATGGATCGCCGAAAGTTTGTAAACTTCAGTATTCTAAATCAAGTTCGTAATAGATTCATCAAGCAACTCAAAGATGAAAACATTCAGATGCATTGTATTATTGGCAATCATGACATCTACTATAGAAACACTAATGATGTCAACTCAACAACAGAGTTATTTAAAGATGATATTTCAATATATGAAAATCCCACTGTCATAGATTTTGATGGATTGAATGTTGGATTTTTGCCTTGGGTAAACAAAGAAAATTATGAAGAGTCAATTCAATTCATCAAGAAAGCAAATGCAGCAATTTTGGTTGGACATTTAGAATTAGATGGGTATCAGGTTCTCCGTGGCGTAAAGTATCATGGGGGGATGGATTCTAAATTGTTTGATCGTTACGAGAAAGTTCTTTCAGGGCATTTTCATTGCCGTCAAGAACAAGATAATATTTATTATCTTGGCACACAATATCAAATGACGTTTGCTGACTTAAATGAACAAAAAGGTTTTCATATTCTTGACACTGAAACTAGGGAAGTAGAGTTCATCGAAAATCCATATCAAATGTTTCATATATTAGAATATAATGATGAAGATGGCCCTATCGATGTAGATAAGTTAGATTTGGATTACTTAAAAGATTGTTATGTCCGTCTGGACATTCACCATAAGAAACATGCTTACAGTTTTGATCGCTTCATGGATCGGCTTTATGATGTTGGAGCCGCAAAGATCACAACGGTAGAAGAATCAATAGATGAAAATGAAGAGGAAGAACTTGTTGACTTAGCTCAGGATACTGTTACACTAATCAATAACGAAATCGATTTATTGGATGAAGTAGAAGACAAACCAAGAATGAAAAAGATAATTAAAGATCTTTACATGGAGAGTTTATCGCTGTGAATATTTTTGTATTGGATGAGAATCCACAAACTGCCGCACAAATGATGTGCGACAAGCATGTAGTAAAAATGATTGTAGAGTCGGGACAAATGCTTTCCACGGCGTGGAGGGTTCTAGATGGAGATCAATATACAGAACTGTCTGCAAACAATCGCCGAATCAAAAGATGGAAGTTGCCTTACGAAATGTTTGAAGAGATGTTGTATAAAGCATCATTCGTAGGACATCCATGCACTCAATGGGTAATGGAAAATGATAAAAATTATTATTGGTTAGCGGAACACGCATACGCTTTGTGTAGAGAGTATACTTACAGATACAAAGGAAAAGAACACAAGGCACAAAATATGATTTCTTACATGCGTTATCGTAAACCTGCGAACATCAAAGTAGCAGATTCTATGACTCCATTTGCTCAAGCAATGCCAGATACATATAAGAACAAGAATGCCGTTGAAGCCTACCGTGCATATTATCTCGGAGAGAAAACAGGCTTTGCAGAATGGAAGAATACAAAAACTCCTACTTGGTATGAGGAGGCTTTAGTTTGATAATATTCCAATCATTAAGTTGGAGAAACTTTCTCTCAACAGGAAACTATAAGACAACTGTTGATCTAACTCGTCACGACAATACACTTGTGTCTGGTGAGAATGGTGCAGGTAAATCTACAATGCTAGATGCATTGACGTTTTCGTTGTTTGGAAAATCATTTCGTGGCATCAATATACCACAGATACCAAACTCTATTAATGAAAAAGATTGTGAGGTAGAAATTATTTTCACAATCGGAAAAGATGAATATCGCGTTGTTCGTGGCCTTAAGCCAAAAAAGTTTGAGATATACAAGAACGATGATCTACTTCCACAAGATGCAAAATCGAAAGACTACCAGAGGATACTTGAAGAGCAGATTCTCAAGATGAGTTACAAATCATTTTGTCAGGTTGTGATATTAGGATCATCAAATTATGTGCCGTTCATGCAGCTTAGTGCGGCAGATCGACGAGCGGTGGTCGAGAACCTTCTAGACATTGATATATTTTCTGCTATGAATACTCTTGTAAAAATGAGACTTCAGATAACGAAAGAATATATTAAGGATGTTGATTATAAGATCGAGATCACGAAGAGTAAGGCTGAAGATAAACAAAAACTCATAAAGACACTTGAAAAGAAATCAAGTGATTCGGTTGAAAAGTATGAAGAGGAAATCAAAGAGAATCGAAAAATGATTTCTGAATACAATCATGTGATTGAATCATATCAAAGTAATGTTGAACATCTAATGAGTCAGATAAAGGATAAAGATATTATTCCTAAGTCTCTGTTGAACATGGAGTCCGATGAAAAGGAATTAAAGAACAAGATTAAAAATATTCAGAAGAACGTAAAGTTTTATGAAGAGAATGATACTTGTCCTTCATGTAAGCAAGATATACAACAGCATCATCGTGATAATGTGTTTGCAGAGAAGAAGAAAGAAAAGGAATCTATTGATTCAGAATTAGAGAAACTGTCAGAAACAATCGATTCGGTTCAAAAAAGATTAAATGACATCAACGCAGTCTTGACTACTATAGAGGGAATTGAGAAGGCAATCTCAACTAAACAAAATGAGATTTCAGTTTCTTCACAATACATTGACAAGATGCAAAAAAATATTGAGTCAGTTCTTACTGAAGGAAAAGAGGTTCAAGAAACCAAAGATGAATTGAACCAACTGATTGGTGAAGGAAAAAATCATGTCACAAGAAGAAAAGAGTTGGTCGAAGATAAACATTATTATGGTATTGCTTCTACTCTTTTGAAAGACAGTGGAATCAAATCAAAAATTATCAAGCACTACTTGCCAATCATGAACAAACTGATTAACAAGTATCTTGCGGACATGGACTTCTTCTGTCAGTTCAACCTTGATGAAAACTTTAACGAGACAATCAAGAGCCGACATCGTGACGAGTTTACCTACCACAGTTTCAGTGAAGGTGAACGATTGCGTATTGACTTGTCGTTGCTTCTTGCATGGCGAGAGATTGCACGGTTAAAGAATAGTGTGAATTGTAATCTTCTGATTCTTGATGAGGTGTTTGACTCTAGCCTTGACGGAGTTGGCACAGAAGAGTTCTTAAAGATATTGACATCGTTCGGCAACCGTGCTAACATATTTGTAATCAGTCACAAGTCTGATTCAATGACAGACAAGTTTCAGAATCATATTGTGTTTGAGAAGAAGAACAACTTCAGTAGGATAAAGTGATGCTTGTAAAACATGGCACTGAATCTCAAATAAAAGAAATATACGATACCTTTCGGTTGTATAAAGATATATTTCCACATCTACGATTTGATTATCTTACTCGCAAGGTTAAATCAGATAGATGCATCTATGAAGATGATGTCGCCATCACCTACACAATCTACCAAAGAAAAAATAAAGTAGGAACGTCTTATGAGAATTTAGAGTTGAAAGCCTCCAAGGGTGATGTTATGATACATCAACTTGCAAATGCAAATCCAAGTAACGGCAAGAGCAAGGAGATCGTGCAAAGATTTCTCGAAGAGAATTGTCATGGTAAAAGAGTATGGTTAACTGTTCGTCAAAACAATGATCGTGCCGTACGCTTTTATGAAAAGATGAATTTCGAAAATGTTGGAACCGTGCATTGGATGAAAGGAAAACTACCCGGATATGTCTTCTGTTATGTCACAAATAAAACCATACTATGAACGCAACAACCATGTGATCGATTCGCATGTGAATTGTAACTTTGAAGATTTACTTGAGATGACTCCAGACGAGTTTCGTGAATGGGTTATCGAAATGCGTAAGGCAGTGAAACAAGCATGGGACACTTACGGCTGTCCTCCACGAACCGGCAAAGATGAACAAGACATCATTGATTCTTTCAATAAGATTGCCGAGTATCCAGTTCATAAATTCACACACACCGATGAACTGTCTGACATGGACGATGATGTAATCATCAACAAGTCTCGTCTTGGAGTAGAAGTTGATCAATGGTTCTCAAACATGTTCAAGACGAGAATCAACTACACCGAAAAAGATAATGGATATTCTATCTACGATCTGGTAGCCGATGATAAGAGATTGGATCAGGTTGTAAAGGGAGCGATGCGTCATCTTCGTCGTGATTCATTTTACACTCATGCACTTTCCGCGATCAAGCATGATAAGAAATATGCTGTTGTGGATGTGGGCAGTGGAGATGAATGGATGGAAGCATTCTTTAACAATCCAAACATATTTCGAGGGTATGATTTCCTACTCGAACAGGTGAAGATTCGAGACGGAGCAAACACTGGATATTTTCAGTTGGAGCAGGATGATATTCTTCAGTTAACAAAGGATCAGGTAGAGAAGTGGAAAGATAAAATGGAATACCGCCATTACTCCACTTTTGATATTTCTTCAATGTCTGATGATAAACTGTATGCAATCCGCATATATAAGAAAGGGAGAAAGGTATTCCCCGCTGCTTTTAAGTCTTTTAGGATAGGATATATTCAACCTGCGGTAAACTTTCCGCCAATGACTGCGAAATATTTGTATGAGAGATTCACAGAAGACATTAAAGATCAAGAACGCATTATCATATATGACCCGTCGAGTGGGTGGGGCGGCCGCATACTCGGTGCTATGGGCTGTCGGGATGATCGTCGGATTCATTATGTTGGCACTGACCCAAATCCTGATAATTTTATTGATGGTGATTCTTACAGTAAGTATGAGTCTCTTGCTGATTTCTACAATACCAAAACTTATCGTGGAAATCCATTCTTTTCCGAAACAAACTCTTACCATATTTTCAAAGAGGGTTCGGAGGAGATTGGCAAGCACTCTGATTTCCAACCATATAAAGGGAAAACAGATCTTATTTTTACATCGCCACCCTATTTCAACAGGGAAGCGTACTCAGAAGATGAAAATCAATCGTACAAAAAATATGGATCATCATATGAATCATGGAAAGAAGGTTTTCTTCGACCAACATTAACAACTTGTGTGGAGTGGTTAAAGAATGATAGATATTTATTGTGGAATGTAGCCGACGTTTTAGTGAGTGGCAAATATCTACCGATAGAACAGGATAGTATTGACATATTAGAATCTCTAGGTATGATGTATAAATATACTTTGAAGATGGGACTCGAAGGAATGCCGGGACAAAATAGAGTGGGAGAAGACGGAAAGCCCAAGTGTAAAAATTTCTGTAAGGTGAATGAGAAATACTTAAAATACGAACCAGTATTTGTTTTTTATAAAGGAACTTGAAAATGGCAAAAAAGAAAAAGACTGATCTTCTTTATATTATGAATCCTAATTGTGGGTGGTGCAAGAAAGCCGATCCAGTAGTTGAGGAACTTGTGAAAGAAGGTCACAAGATAACCACACTCAATATTACAAATTCTGAAGAGATGGCAAAGGCTTCTCAAATAAAGTCTAAGCACAATCTACAATGTGGAACTCCTTTGTTTATTGATGCTGAATCTGGAAACTCGGTTTGTGGTTTCAGACCAAAGGAACAATTAGTGAATTGGGCAAAGGGTGAAAAAATGCCTGAACCTGAGCGTAAACCAACTGCTCCCCCATCTAGACCTGCTCCAAAGAGAGTTAAACTTGAATACATCTGGTTGGATGGAGGCAAATCAAGGAAGTTGAGATCAAAGGTAAGGTATGAAATTCTTCACCTGATGGAGCCTAGTGCAGACAATCCCGGTGCAAACATGAACCAACAAATTTTTGAGAAGACTCCAGAGTGGTCATTTGATGGTTCTAGTACGTCTCAGGCAACTACCGAAGATAGTGATCTGATTCTAAAGCCAGTCAAGATTTATCCTAATGTGATGGAGATGACACAGCAAAATTCACAGATGTCTATGTTTGTATTTTGTGAAGTTTACAACACAGACGGAACACCTCATGAATCAAATTCTCGTCATAAGCTAAGGACTTATGTTGACACAATCGAAAAGGATGATGTGAGAGTTTCATTTGAACAGGAATTTGTTTTCTGGAATGAAAAGTTTAATGTTCCTGCTGGATGGGAAGGAAGTGAAACCCCTTCAAATATTTTAGAGCCTACAAAAGAAGGTGAATACTATTGCGGGTTAGGAGGACAGGCAGGATCTCTTAGAAATCTTGTTGATGCTCATGCGAAGATGTGCTACCAACTGGGTATTGCTTTGACTGGGTATAATGCAGAAGTGTTGAAATCACAGTGGGAATATCAAACAGCAATAACAAATGTAATGAAAGCCGCAGATGACCTGTGGATCAGTAGATTCCTATTGTATAAGATTTGCGAATCAAGAGGACTAGATGTATCATTTGATCCTAAACCAATTTCAGGAGATCACAATGGTTCAGGTTGTCATATTAATTTTTCAACTGCAAAGATGAGAGAAGAATTTGAAACAGAATATATTGATTCTATGATTGAAACACTTGCTTTAAATCACGAAAAGGCAATATCTGTTTATGGTTATGACAATGATAAAAGACTAACCGGCAAAAATGAAACATCAAATATAGATGAATTTACTTATGGAAAGTCTGATAGGAGTGCATCAATAAGAATTCCAACAACAGGAAATTATCTTGAAGATAGAAGGCCTGGTGCTAACATTGATCCATATGAAGCGTTGCTTAATTTAAGAGAAGTAGTTAAAAGTGCAGAGGAAAGTATTCTAACCGAAGCGTAGAAATAAAATGCCAAGAACAAAAAAAATAATTAACAAAAGTGGTTTGAGTGAAACTTCCAACCTATCGTATGAACAATATTTAAAGTCTGGTTTTTCTTTATTGACAGATAGATTATCTCTAAGGGTTTACAAACTAGCCCCGAAAGCAGAATATGGTATCTTTCAAAGAGGGTTGGATCTAAGGGTTCAATTTTACCTAGATAAAAAAAGAATATATGAGTTCGTTGTAGATAAAGCATTCTTCTATCAAAGCAACAGAAATAAAGAAGACAGGAAATGGATGAGATCATTCGCCGATATTCATTTAAATAAGGTAAAAGATGCAGTAATAAAAAAAGAGAAGTCTAGTGTCAAATAAAAGAAAATATGTACGAGAGTTGGACTACATAAAAACCAACCAAGCATCTGGTAAACTAAGATCTGTTCCAGACACGGTTTTAGAACAGGTAGTTCATGCATATTACACATATGGAACAGTGGCTAAAGTTCTTTCGATTAGAACTAAGTCTCGACGGACATTATCTTATTTGGAAAATCCTAGTTTTTCTTTTGACCCAATAAGTCAAATTGGATTAAGCAATCTGACAATGGCGTTTCTTTTATTAGACTCTTATGTTAGAGAGGAGCTTGATACTCTAACAGGAGTTACTGAAACACAAAGCACCGGCAGTCAATTCGGTCAAGAAAAAAATTTAAACATGCGTGGCAAATTTAGAATGAAGGACGAAAACGGAAATATGATTCGCTATGAATCAAGTGATGTGGTATACTATGATGGTAAAACATACATAGCTTCCGAAACGGTTTCGGGGTGTGTTCCTTCTAATTATTCTCATCCAGATTGTAGTGCTTGGAGCCCTATTGATTTGCCGGATAATACAGTTGGTTATGAAGAAAGTGGTTTTTAGGAGTTTTAAAAATTATTCTTTTAGATAACAATCAAATACTTTTTGCAAATGTCTTCCAATCAATCAAAAGATCTTCAATAGTGGACGAAGATTATCTAAGACATATGACTCTCAATACATATCGTTTCTATAGAAATAAATTCGGTTCTAAGTACGGAGAACTTGTTATATGCAATGACTCGAAAAATTATTGGAGGAAGGATATTTTCCCACACTACAAGCATAGTAGAAAGGCAAAGATCAAGGACTCCGATTTAGATTGGAGTTCTATCTTCAATAGCATGACAAAGATTCGAGAAGAAGTAAAAGAAATTTTTCCATACAAAAACATCACAGTGGATAGAACAGAGGCAGATGATATTATTTCTGTCATATGTAAACACAATCGCAACGAAAAAATACTAATCATATCCAGTGATAAAGATTTCCAACAACTACAGAGATATGAAAATGTAGATCAGTATAGTCCTGTTAGAAAAGATTTTCTTTCCTGTGAAAATCCTGAAGAGTTTCTAACAGATCACATAATCAAAGGAGATTCATCAGACGGTATTCCAAATATTCTATCAGATGATGATGTTTTCCTTATACAAGATAAAAGACAAAACCCATGCGGAAAGAAAAAGATAGGGAGCATCAAAGAGAATCTGTCCGAATGGACAGGAACAGATAAATGGAAAAGAAACCAAAGTCTAATTGATCTAAATAGTTTACCTAAACAATATGAATCTGCTATACTTACAGAGTATGAAAAAGAACCTGTGGGAAAGAGAAGTAACATACTAAATTATTTCATAACAAATAAGTTAAAAAATTTAATGTCTAACATAGAGGAGTTTTAGTTTCGATGCCAAAGAAAAAACAGAATAATAACTATAATCAATATGAAGATTATGAAGATGTTAAGGGAAAAGGGACAAGGAAAGAGAAGAGAAGAACTCGTCGTCACAATGAAAAAAAGTGGTTAGACGAAGTTGCTAGAGGCAATCTAGACTCGGAAACATATGTTGATCACTTTGAAGAATGAAACGGAGACTATATTATGATTACTGCGACTAAAGTGAAACTATCGAAAGATACGCTTTCAATTCTTAAAAACTTTTCTGGACACAACAGTAACTTGTTGGTTAAGCCCGGAAATGAAATTAACACAATCACACCTGCAAAGAATGTAGTTGCCAAGGCAACGGTAAAGGAAGATTTCCCTGTAGAATTTGGGATCTGGGATTTGAATAAGTTTCTAGGAACCATTTCTCTTTTCAATGATCCTGAATTTACTTTTGATGAGAAGTGTGTTTATATCGAAGGAGGAGATGGTGCAAGAGTAGCTTATTATTATTCTGAACCTAGACTCCTATCTACACTAACAAAAGATGTCAAGATGCCTGAAGCGGTTGTAGATTTCTCTATAACAGAGGATAATTTTGTGTCTTTACAGAGAGCAGCTTCAGTTCTTCAACTTCCAGATCTTTGCATTCGATCTAATGATAATAATGAAATCGAATTGGTTGTTCTGGATAAAAAGAGTGCGACATCAAATCAATTCGCTCTAGTTGTCGGCGACAATGAAATTGATGCTAACTTTGAATTCTATCTCAAGATGGAAAACATAAGACTTCTTGCTGGCGATTATGATGTATCAGTTTCTAAGTCTGTTGTTAGTAAATTTTCTCATCAATCAACTGATTTAGTGTATTACATTGCACTTGAAAACGATTCAACATTCACTGAGGTCTAAACATGAAAACTTTAGTCACTGGAGGAAGTGGACTCGTAGGTTCCACTATCCCATCAAATTTTAAGCCTTCTAGGGATGGTTTAAATCTCATGAACATAGATGATATCTGTGAGTATATTATTCACAATGATAT